AGAGAAGCGATTGATCAACGGATCCCTGATGGGAGACTACAACGCAACGATCTCAAAGCTCATGCTGTCCAACCACGGATACCGTGAGAAGACTGAGGTAGACAACCTATCAAGCGATGGGTCTATGACTCCTCAGAAGATCGAAAGAATCATCGTGCAGGCCGAAAACATTTGAGAGTCCTGCAATTCAAGACAGCGGAGGTATTCGCTCCACTCCTAAACCCTTCGCGATACAAGGGCGCATGGGGCGGGCGAGGCTCAGGGAAGAGCCATTTCTTTGCTGAACTCCTGATCGAAGACGCATTGATGATACCTGGCATGCGAGCCGCTTGTATCCGTGAGGTGCAGAAGTCTCTCAAGCAGTCATCCAAGCGTTTGATTGAGGACAAGCTCCAAGCGTACAACCTAGGCGAGAGAGCAGGCTTCAAGGTCTACCGTGAGGTTATTGAAACACCCAATGACGGGATCATCATCTTCACTGGTATGCAAGACCACACGGCTGACTCTATCAAGTCACTGGAAGGCTTTGACAGGGCTTGGATCGAAGAGGCGCAGTCATTGTCCTCTCGCTCACTTGAACTCCTGACTCCTACCATGCGGAAAGAAGGATCTGAGATCTGGGCATCGTGGAACCCAAATAGGCCTACAGATGCTATAGATCAGCTCTTACGGGGTGAAAATATGCCTACCGGCTCCGTAGTAGTAAACGCAAATTGGAAACACAACCCTTGGATCAGCAAGGTGCTGTTGCAGGAAAAGGATGACTGCCTGCGGATGACACCGGATCGCTACCCTCATGTGTGGGAAGGCGAGTACGCCACTGTGCTAGAGGGTGCTTACTACGCTCGGCATCTCAGCGAGGCGGCTCTGTCTGGGCGCATCGGATTCTTTGGTAAGGATCCACTGGTCAAGGTTCATGCTGTGTGGGACATCGGTGGCACCAGTAAGAAATCAGATGCTACTGCGGTCTGGATCGTTCAGTTCATTGGCGAAGAGGTTCGGCTACTGGATTACTACGAGGCTGTTGGTCAACCATTCGACTCTCATGTGAACTGGATGAGATCCCGTGGGTACGAGGACGCTTTGTGTGTTCTGCCTCATGATGGACGCAAGCACGACATGGTGTACAAGGTGACTCCTGAGAGCTTCTTGCAGGACGCAGGCTTTACGACTGACACCATTCCGAACCAAGGCGCAGGGGCTGTCCTGTCACGGATCGAAGCGGCTCGTCGCATGTTCCCATCCTGTCGATTCCATGACGAGAACACGAAGGGTGGCCGAGAGGCACTGGGTTGGTACCACGAGAAGAAAGACGAAGTCAGAGGCATGGGACTTGGCCCAGAGCATGACTGGTCATCACACGGTGCTGATGCGTTTGGTCTCGTTGCCATCTACCGACAGGGCATCCATCAAGAGGACTCATGGTCCAAGCCGATACGCAGAAACTTGCAGGGTGTAGCCTAACCACAGATTAGTGGTAAAATGATCGGGTGATCACATACTTAGGGCTTACTAATGGCAAATATCCTAGACGCTTTGGCAGTTAGCGATGCAGGCACGGAGCAAGACGAACGCTTCAGAACTGCAAAGCAGATCGCTGACGCAGGCAAAAACATCTGGGGTAACATGAATCTATTGGAGCGGGCCGCACTGGCTACTGCTCCTATCCCGATTCTAGGTGATGTCACTGGTCTCGCATCTGATGCTTACATGTATGCAACCAAGCCCGAAGAGCGCAATCTGTTAAATTATGGATTGTCACTGTCAGGCCTACTCCCATTTGTTCCTGCGCCCAGTGCATTGAGAGCAAACAAGAATTTGCTTGAAGATCCGATGCAACCTATTACATCGCCAGAACAGGTAAAACAAATACCTGGAGGCACCGGTCGAGTATTGCAAACCCAGAAAGCAGGGACGGTGATTGATTCTCCTGCGGGCGTGACAAGAACGGATAAGGGTTACATTGCTAACCCAGTGTTAGACACACTGTCTGGTGGAAATGTGCCAGAAGGTGTTACTCCCGCTCAAGCTACTAAACTCAGGAATATGCAAAGAGACTTTCCATTGTTTGCTGAAATGGCGGGTCGCCGCGGTGCAGGCAACCAAGTAGTGATTACAGAAGACTTGTATGCGCCAGAGCTTTCATTGCTTGAGCAAGCAGGGAAAAATCGCCCTCTGGTTGTCTTACCCGCTGACAAAACGATGGCGGGTGCTGAGGCTACAAGAATTGGTGGCGTTGATATTGATCCGTTCGATCTTCAGGGTGGCCCGCATCACGCAGATAAGTGGGGTAGTTGGCGTTCGGAGCCTGATGCGGCAAAGGCAAAGCAAGCGCACATCCAAAGAGTAGCAGAAGAGACAGGACAAGATCCGTTAGTTATTTTTATGGCTATGGGTGACCCAGGTTCTAACTTCAGCACTATGGCATCAGAGGGTGTTTTATCTTACATCAAGGCTGTTGGCGGTCTGCCGAAAGAGGCTAGGACTGCGCTTGATAAGGCAATGCGTTCACTACCTGACACGAAAGATACTGCGAACATTGCCAAGACATGGCCGGGATACGAGAACCCAGAGCAAATGCTTGCATGGCTCACTGATATTAATCAGCCATTTAAGAAAGGCGAAGACGCATCGCTTGGTAATCGACGCAAGGCATTCATGCAAGTGTTGAGTAACGTCGATATGCAAAAGTATGGTTTGCCTGATGTAAGTGATGTTTATGCAACGATCAATCAACCAGATTTGCGTGGTATGCCAGTCGGTGCCAGTGGTTATCGTGGCGGCATCGGTGACCCGAATGTAGATCCATTGAATCTACCTGTTGACTACACGGAAAGCGGTCATCGCAGTTACAGCACTGTCATACCATTGCAGGGAACATTTGCAATCAAAGAACCGCCAGTGCCTCACAACATTCTTTTCAATGACCCGATTCAAAGTCGCATAGAGATGGGCAAGACTCCAGCGCAAGCGTATCGGAGCCTGCAAACATCAGGTGGAAAGCAAGATTATCAGTTGACTACTGAAGAGTGGGGCCAGAGGCTGTTTGATTATCTGGAGCAACAAGGTCGAGGGCAATAAGTTGTTGAAGCTCATACTCAGTAAAAGCTCATGGCTCTTTACGGCATCGTAAGGCATCAACTCTCCCTCGTCGAGATCAACCCAACTAAATGCATCCCAGAATCTTTGTTCGATTTGTTTTTGATTGTTCATAAATTTACCTCCAATTTATGTATTAACTATAGCACAATTCGTTGAATAGATTAAATGCTTGGTGATGCTACAATGGACGCATATAACCGTAACAGGATTCGGTAATGGCAATTACGAACTACACAAACCTGAAGACATCGATTGCGGACTTTCTGAACCGTGACGATCTCACTGCATTGGTTCCTAGCCTGATCTCATTGTGCGAGGCTCAGATCAATCGTGACGTTCGCTATTGGAAGATGGAAGCTCGGTCCTCTGGACAGCAAACCGGTGGTGATCAGTACATGCAAGTCCCTGCTGACTGGCTTGAGACAATCCGTCTTCATGTCGTAGGCGATGGCACTACGCCACTAGAGGTGACCAGTTACGCATCGATTGCAAGCAAGCGGGCAAAGAACGAGGACATCTCAGGAACACCACTGTTCTACGCTCACGTTGCCGGTCAGTTTGAACTGTACCCAACGCCATCAGAGGACACTGATTTCGAGTTGCTGTATTTGCAGAAGGTGCCAAACCTTTCTGACTCAAACGCAACCAACTGGCTACTCGGCGAAGCACCGGACGTATACCTATATGGGTCTTTGATCCACAGTGCGCCATATCTTCAAGAAGATGCTAGAATTGCAACATGGGCGCAGTTGTATAGTGCGGCTGTGAAGAACCTGAACGACTCATCTGACCGGATTCGTCACTCAGGGACTGGTTTACGACTCAAAGTGAGAGGACTTGGATAATGTCGTTTTCAAACTACTTGGAGACAGAGATTTTGGACCATGTGTTTGCAGGAAATGCTTACACATCACCATCTGCTGTCTATGTCGGCTTGTTCACGTCAAACCCAACGAGGATGGATCAGGCACAGAGGTCTCAGGTGGATCGTATGCTCGCCAGACTGCATCGTTTGTAGTTTCTGGCAACACTGCGACAACTGATGCTGTGATTGAGTTTCCTACTGCTACAGGCACATGGGGAACCGTGACCCACATTGGTATCTTTGATGCGCTGACGACTGGGAACTTGCTTGCGTATGCCGCCTGACAACCAGTAAGTCAATTGCATCAGGAGATGTATTTCGCATCCCAACTGGTGACATTGATATCACATTGGATTAATCAATGGCTCGTGGATACGGAGTCGGAAACTATGGTGATGCCTTCTTTGGTGTCACTAAGTACGTTGATGCAGTGGCATCTGCGGCTGTATCTGCGTCAGTAGAATCGAACGCAACAGCAACATTTACATCGGCACAACCACAGGCGATAGAGGCAACTGTCACGGCCTCGGCTGACATGGTCAGGGTCAAACTGGTTGAGTCGATTGTTGAGTCAGCGTCTGTCATTGTATCGAATGCAGAGACTGTCGTTGCATCATCCGCTGTTATCACCGCTGTGGCTTCAGCGCAGAATGTGCCATATATCCGCATACGTTTAGTCAGTGCCGCAACATCTGTACAATGTACGGCAACAGGATCTGCGGTAGAGAAATGGGAGCCTATTGCCCAAGATTCACAGTCTTGGAGTACAATAGAGAAACGCCAATTGATTGGTCGAATATCGCCGCTTGAGGAGTAACTAATGGCTGATACAACCACTACCACATACGCCCTAGTGAAGCCGGAGGTTGGAGCTTCTGAGGATACCTGGGGGACGAAACTAAATACGAATCTGGACGCTCTGGACGATCTGCTTGATGGCACTACTGCTATCGCACCGAATCTGTCTGCGCTCAAGATTGGTGGCGTAACGGTTACCTCCACAGCGGCTGAACTGAACATCTTGGACGGTGTTACTTCTACCACTGCTGAACTCAACATTCTTGACGGTGTTACAGCTACTGCTTCAGAAATTAATGTTCTTGATGGCATTACCTCTACCACTGCTGAGTTGAACATCCTCGATGGCGTGACAGCAACAGCGACCGAGTTGAACTATGTGGACATTGCGACACTTGGTACATCAGCGGCAAGCAAGGCGATCACAGCAGACGCAAACAACGACACAGTGGTTACCGGCTCAGTGCGTGGCACAGTCACCACAGACAACGATCTGTCCTTTGACATGAACGTCACCAACAACTTCAAAGCCACTCCGACAGCCACTGGTACGCTGACGTTTACGAACATCACAGCAGGGCAGTCTGGAAACATCTATCTGGACAACTCAGGCGGTCATGTTATTTCTGCGGCGGCTACCACTTACATTTCTGCGGCTGACCTGTCTACGATTAGCACAGCGGGTGTTATTGGCTGTCTTACTTCTCTGACGGCACTAACGTCCTTGTAGCCACTACGCCTGCACTGACATCGACAGGAGCATAACGTGGCAGTCATTCAAGGCAACGCACACAAGTCTTCTGT